TTTTCATAATGATATAGCAAAAGAAAGGAATACTTTATTACCTTTATTAGAAGCATTTTATAAATACTTTGAAAAACAAAATTGGAAACTATTAAGTTTTCAAGAGGAAGTATTAACTACAGTTATGGATATTCCTGTCCGTGGTTTTACTGACTTTCATTTTGAAGATAAAGATACTAAAGAAGATTTTTATATAGATCTAAAAACTTCTAAGACTATGCCTAAATCAATACCAAATGCACATGCAATGCAACAATCAATATACGCAAAAGCAACTAATGCTCGGCAAAACTTGTTATATGGTACTTACTATAAAACAAAACCTGTTGAGGTAGTTCCTTTTGAGGTAGGAAACACTAACCAATACTTGAAAATGGTTAATCATATGGTGCTTTCAATGGAACATTATTTACTTCGTATGGATAGTAAAGAGGATATTGTTAAATCAATAATTCCTGATCCTTCGGATTGGTGGTGGAACGAAGAAAGCCTTGTGAAAGCTAGAATCAAAGTTTGGGGTTACTAGTTGCCAATCCTCGCCTTTCGACCTCGTAAGTAATAGTATGAGGATATTATAGATTAGATGCAAGTAGCATGAGTGATTGGCTTTCTTAGGTGTTACGAATTTAATCGTCTATTACAAAAAAAACAGGGGGGGTATGAATATACCTTATCCCCCCTAAAAACTCTCTGAGGAGCTATTTTAGAGGTATTTTTCGCATACTTTTAACACAACCGAGGGGTATTATGTTCCTATCGCCAAAATATCCGTCATCTGAGTAACTTGAAAAAGTGTAAATATATTTTTTATCTTGTTTAAATATATAGGCGAAACTACTAATCATCGCAGTTTTCATTTTGCAAAAATCTTCTAAACTAACAATAGTAGAATCGCCTACAATATCTTCCCATACTATTTCATGGAAATCATATGGTATATTATTTCTTTTTAGATTTTTTTTTCTTTTTCTTTTTAGGGGGTCTGCCTTTTCTAGAGCCATAAGTCCCTTTACCACTAGGCATTAATGTAAAATCCAGTTATGAATTGCAAGAGTGATCCCAACAATTATTATTGCTTGTAACCACCATTTCAGTTCCATAAATGAATCCCACCATTTTTCAATTTTCTGTTTCATTTTGTTACTCCTTTGGTTTTCTCAAAAGTTCTAAGAGCCCCCATACCCAAAAGTGACATGACCAAAGGCATAAGAGTTCCCAAATCTAACTGTGGTATGTTTACCACTTCATATTGAAACAATCCACAAATAAACAAAATAAATTTTGATAATACAAACTCCCAAAAAATTGCTAAGGCACACGACATTCCGATAAGTGGTCGCCAACTCCGTTGCATAAATCCACTTAAACCACCTGCAGTACTTTGAGCATCAGCTAAATTAATATCCATTTGTTTAGATTTTAACTTGGCTTGTATTTCTTCAAATTGTAGTTTTAGTTTTTCTTTTTCCTCGCCACTAAAATGCATATCATCAACGACATTACTAATAGCTTTGACTGTATCACCACCAAATAATTTTCCTAATACCATTATTTTTTCCTCGGTTTATATTTCTTAATTGCTTTAGAAATAAAAATGTTTTTATAAAGAGAAACTTTTTTCCCAAATTTTTTATCAGCTTGTTTCTTTGCAGATTTATATGCTTTTGATTTTTTATTAAAACTTTTTGGAACTCCTAAAGTCTTAGGTCTTTTTTTAGCATAAATAGGTTTTTTCTTTTTCATAGTTTACCACATTCTCTTAACTGATTTGATATCCTTTGCATTTTAGCTTTTAAATCTTCTTCCCTATATTTTTTTCTATTATCATGTATTTCTTTTATTTCTTCTGCTGTTGTTAATCTTTTTCTATGTTTCCTTAAATCAACTTTTTCATCTGTTCCGCTAATCTGCTTGCCCTCGCTGGTGTGTGTTTCTTTGCCCATAACGAATCTTCCATTTGTAATCCTGCTTCAATATAATCTTTATTACGCAATGCTTCAAACATCTTTTTAAATTTGGCTGTTTTCGGCTTTCCTAATTGGAAACACATATGTGTTATAATTGACACAGCTTCATCATTTAAATCTAAACCTTCGCATAAACTTTTAGCATCTTGTATAGCTATTGAAACATCGTAATCAAAAATTTTTTCTAGTTCTTTATTACTGTATATCTGACCTTCAACAAACTTTTCATTTTTTTTTACTAAATGTCCGTAGCCTATTGTGGCAAAACCAAGATGGTCTTTATAAACTTTATTCCGATATCCTTCTTCTTCTTTTAAATGTTCTTTTAATTTTTCTATATTCATAATGTACCACCAAAACTTTCTTTACTTTTTTCTATTTCCTTACGCATAATTAATTTTACTTTTTCTAAATAAACTATCGCATCCCATAATTCTTCTTGAGCATCATCAATCCAAGCGACTGTTGGTTTTTTTGTTTCAGTCATTGTTAAACCAAATTTTTTAATTCCATTCTCTGAACGCAATGCCATTCTTTGCAAAATGTTTGCGATTAATTTATCTTTTGTCATATTTCTCCTTTAGTTCTATCATACTTATAAAATTATGCCCTTGTATATGTCCGTCTGCTAATAACAACTGTGAAACACCATAAGACCAACCATTTGCATTGTTCATAGCATAGTTTTCAATATGTCCAAACTCCATAGCAGTACCAACATTAACAATCTTAACATAATTACCACGACCTAATTTACTTGCTCGCCATGACCTTTCTCTATGACTATGCCCAAATACTATATCATGCGTAGCACTATTTGATATCTGACTAGCTTCTGCCATTTTTCCGCCTATTTCTCGCCCCATTTCATTCAGAGGAACATGAACGAATGCAACTCCTTTTATAAAGTAAAAATCGCCATACTCACTAATACCCCAACCTCGTGAGCGCCATAGTGTTTCGTATTGCTGTGAAAAAGCACCAACAACTTCTTTATGTTCGTTTTCATAACGATATAATCTTACTTCGTGGTTACCTAAACAATAGTGTTTATAGCATTCATGGTTTCCTATACCTTTGTGTAATAATTCTAATGCTTCTTTAGTAATTTGTATATCCGCTGATATAGGTGGTTTAGCTCCGCCTTTAACTGTATGATTTTTATCAAAAGTGCCAACTGAATCAAAAGAACAGAAATCTCCAATGCATACGACATAATCAGGTTTGTATTCATTAATTTGTTTTCCAATCCAATAAAATCTATCAATGTTTTCATCTGGTGAGCAATGTGCGTCTGGGATTACAAATACTTTTGTTGGGTTTGAAAATGTTGTTGATTGAGCTGCTATGCGTACTATCGGTTTTTTATATTCTTCTATTATTACTTGTGGTTTTACTTCTTTATAACGATGCCATTCAATAGTCCAATGAGAACTTTGCAATGCAAGTTTTTCTATTTTATCTATTTTTCTTTGTAAAGTTGTTCTTGGAATATCAATTAATTTTTCAACAATTTTTTTTGCACCTGTTGGATTATTAATTCCGCCTTTACCCTGTGGAGGATAGCCTTTATCTAATGCTTCGTGTAGTTTTTCTTGGATAAGTTTTAACTCGTCCCACTCTTTGTCGTCCATAAAGAACTCCTAATTGAACATTCGTAGTATCCAATTTAAAAATTGAGAGCCAATCATAAAACCAATAGCCCATAGAATATAATTAAGTCTGTTAATGTCTTTTTGTATATGTGATAAATGATTATTTTCTATCCTATCTATTTTATCGTAGATATGGATAATATGTTCTTTAGTAGTTTTAGGTGCTAATTTCGGCATTTGGTTTGCATATCATCACTAAAGATATTCCTCTGTCTTTTAATTGTTGATTTAATTCTAACACGATACTGTCAACAGCATTATCACAAGTTTTGAAATTTTCAAACTCTAAAGGTAATGTTCCGTTAATCGTACACATAGGATTAATAGATAAACCTAGTACGCACATGATTGTATAAATAGACCACATTAACCTTGTCTATTATATTTTTTCCATGACTTCAATTTATGTTTATTTTTTGGCTTAGAACGAGATGAATTTCCTATGCTTGTTCGTTTTCTAACTTTATCAAAACCTTTTTTAATTATGGTTTGTTTAGCCATTCAATTGACTTAATGGATTTTCTAAAGTTAATTTAATTCTTTTATCAATTTTTTCTTCTAACTGTTTCATTTCATCTTTTAATTCATTTACAGTTTCTTTTAAATCTTTTGAATTATCTCTACT